ATCCGACACAGATTCCATCTACATGAATCTTGGCCCATTGGTCGATGCCGCCTTTAAGAAGGGGTTGCCCGAAACCAAAAAAGTTATCGATTTCCTCGACACTGTATGCGAAGAACGGATCCAACCATATATTGATAAGTCTTATCAAGAACTTGCTGATTATATGAATGCTTTCGATCAGAAAATGTTTATGAAACGTGAGGCGATTGCTGACACTGGGATTTGGACTGCAAAGAAACGATACATTCTTAATGTTTGGAATAACGAGGGTGTTGCTTACAACGAACCTAAATTAAAGATGATGGGTATTGAGGCTGTAAAGTCTTCGACCCCAATGTCGTGTCGTGATAAACTTCGCGCTGCATTGAAGATTGTTATGAATGGCACCGAGAGTGAATTCCACAAGTTTAACCAAGACTTCCGACGTGAGTTTAAGGATCTTGCCTTTGAAGATGTTGCGTTTCCCCGAGGTGTTTCTGAACTCACCAAATATACAGATCACCAAAACTTGTATAAGAAAGGCACACCTATCCATGTCCGTGGCGCTTTGATCTATAATGATTTGTTAAAGAAACACACACTAACCAAGAAGTTTGAATCTGTTAAGGATGGTGAGAAGATCAAGTTTTGTTATATGAAAATGCCGAATCCGACACACGAAAATGTGTTGGCGATCGTGTCGGCTCTACCTAAAAAGTTCGATTTAGATAAATATATAGATTATGATCTACAATTTTCAAAGGCATACTTAGAACCATTGAACGCAATTGTAAATACATTCGGCTGGACGTGTGAGCCGGTCGCAACACTAGCAAGGTTTTTCAAATGACTATACCACAAGAATATTTAGATTTAAGAACTCAAGAAGATTTTGGATTTAGTGCCGTAGATGAATCGGAAGTTACTCAGGTAACTAATGAGGAAACTTTAGAAACAAGTATTATCCGTGAGACTGTGTCTACTTCTAATGAATCTATCGCTAGACTCGAACAGAAGATCGATAGTGTTTTGGCTATCTATGAACAAACTACTTTTGGTTTAGATTCCCAGAAACAACAGATGGAAGATTCTTTTGTTGCAAAAGAATCTGAGCTCATTGCATCAACCCAATCAAAACTTACAGAACTTGAAAAAATGATTGTTCCTCTCTTGGTTAATCTTATGAAAAATCCAGAGAAAGAATACATCTATTGGCCGGATCGAAAACCAAAACTTGAAGAACAAGTCAATCGAGTTATAGCTTTAACTAGAGGTTAAAATGTATCTTGCGTTGTTGATGATTGTAACGGGGCTGTCTGTATCCGCTGTTGCTGCTTACTATTCGATTGCGGGACTGATAGCAATTTTTGCGGCCAGTCCTATTTCCATTGGTGTTATGGGCACAGTTTTAGAAATTGCAAAACTGGTTGCAGCAAGTTGGGTCTATAGGAATTGGTACAACGCACCAAAGTTGTTAAAGTGGTATTTCGTTACTGCTGTTGGAATTTTAATTATGATTACTTCGTTGGGCATTTTTGGGTTTTTGTCCAAAGCTCATGTCGATCAAACTATTTCAATAGGCGGCAATAATAGTTTACGAATAGAATCTATAGAAAGGCAAATATTAAATGAACGAAGAAAGATCGAAGATGCTACAACAGGCATTGAACAACTTGACCAACAAGTACAAAGGCTTATTGACTATGATAGAATCCGTGGGCCCGACGGCGCAATCGAAACAAGAAAATCCTCATCACAAGAACGACAATCGTTAAATGATATTATAACACAGTCCTATGTTGTTATAGAAAACTTAGAAAATGAAGCAATGCCGCTGCGAAAAGAACGTCTTGATCTCGAAGCTGAAGTTGGTCCTCTCAAATATATTGCTGCATTTGTTTATGGCGAAACCGATCAAGAGATCTTAGAACGCGCAGTAACTTGGGTTATAATTATCATTATATTTGTGTTTGATCCACTAGCTGTTTTACTTTTGATTGCGGGAAACTACTCGATGATCCAACAAACGCCTCGCCAGGCGCCACCAAATCCTCCCTACGAGGAGTTTGAAGATCAGGTCCCCCCTGATGATATAAAACCAGAAAAAGAATCAATGAATGCAACTACCCTCGACCCGATCCCAATGAATGGTTCGGAATTGAACCGTCTACTCGATGAACAAGGTCGGGGCGGAAAGAAACGTCGAATTCGAGGCCGCGGCCGCAATTAACTTGACTTATTATATCTACTGTGTTATAATGTATTCCAAATAACACAAGGATATATCTATGTCAAACTTTTTTAATAACTTGGTTGAAGAATTGAAAGATGAGGATACTAAAATCCTCGCAGACGGAAATGCTTCAGCTGAATATACAGGCTGTATTGATACCGGAAGTTATGCACTTAATGCTGTTCTATCTGGTAGTATCTATGGTGGTGTTCCTAACAATAAAGTCACCGCATTTGCGGGAGAATCCGCAACGGGTAAGACGTTCTTTGTCTTAGGAATCGTGAAGCAATTTTTAGATTCCAATCCCACAGGTGGTGTAATCTACTTTGACACCGAAGCGGCTGTCACGAAAGGTATGATGGAAGACCGTGGTATTGATACTTCTCGTGTTGTAATTTCTGAACCTGATACTATCCAAAAGTTTCGGCATACAGCATTAAAAATTATCGAAAACTATTCCAAACAGAAAGAAAAATCTCGCGAACCTATGATCATGATTCTCGACTCTCTTGGTCAGTTGTCTTCCACCAAAGAAATGGAAGATACGATGGAAGGTAAAGAGACTAAGGATATGACGAAAGCACAAATCCTCAAGGCTACATTCCGCGTTCTCAATTTGCAACTTGCAAAGATTGGTGTTCCTTTAATGGTAACAAATCACGTATATGATGTTGTTGGATCATATATTCCTATGAAAGCAATGTCTGGTGGTTCTGGATTAAAATATACCGCATCCACAATTGTAATGCTGACTAAGAAGAAAGAAAAGGATGGCACTACAGTTGTTGGTAATATCGTCAAAGCAAAAATGCAGAAGTCTCGACTAACTAAAGAGAATGCTCAAGTCGAAGTCAAGATTACTTATGACCACGGATTGGATCGTTACTATGGATTGCTTGACATTGCTGAGAAGTATGGTATAATTAAGAAGTCTTCCACTCGATATGAATTGCCTGACGGCTCTAAAGTGTTTGGTAAAGCTATCAATGCTAATCCGGAAAAGTATTACACCGAAGAATTGCTGGCTCAAATTGACAATGCGTGTAAGAAAGAATTCCTATACGGAAGTGAAGGTGTCGATGTGGTGGAGACTGAAGATGAAGGAGAATAGAGATTACATCTTGATTGACCCTGAAGATGGTTATGACAAGAAAGATCAGTTAGCAAAAGTCCAAATTTTAACTGGTGACTTTATGGAAACTGTTTTTTCTTTTGGGGTTGTCACTATGAACGAAGATGAGATCAACAAAGACTCTTTAACTATAAGTTTTGACTATGAAGTTCTTTCATCCAATAAAGATGATCTGATGGAAAACAATAAAATTGAGTTTGAAGATTATATAAGTTTGATACTAAATTCCATATTAATGAACACTATCGATAAGGCTGAGGAAAAATACAACAATGAATCTAGAGAACAAAATTCTTAAGCACTTACTTTATGATGACGAGTTTATTAGAAAAAGTATTCCGTTTATTAAGTCTGAGTACTTTGAGGATGCAACAGAAAAGGTTGTGTTCCAACAGATTCACGATTATATAATCAAGTATAATACTGCCCCGACAGTAGAAGCCTTGTCGATTGAACTTGGGTCTCTTGACAATCTTAATGACGAACAATACAAGAAGACCATTGCGTTGGTTGAAAGTATTTCTCGTGACGATACGTCTGAGAATGACACTGAATGGTTGGTCGAACACACCGAAACTTTTTGTCAAGACCGAGCTGTGTATAATGCGATTATGGAAAGTATCTCTATTATTAATGAGGAAAGTAAAACACTAACCAAAGGATCTATTCCATCAATATTATCTGACGCTCTCGCTGTTTCATTCGACAATCATATTGGACACGATTTCATTGCTGATGCTGAACAACGGTATGAGTTCTATCATAAAGTAGAACAACGTATTCCGTTTGACTTGGATTACATGAATCGAATTACTAAGGGTGGCCTTCCAAACAAGACGCTCAATATCATTCTTGCTGGAACTGGTGTTGGTAAATCTTTGGCGATGTGTCATTTTGCCGCGGCAAATCTTGCCATTGGTAAAAACGTCCTTTATATAACATTGGAGATGTCTGAAGAACGGATCGCTGAACGGATCGATGCCAACTTGATGAATACCGAACTTGATAAACTTGCCAGCATGAGTAAGGAAAACTATCTCAAAAAGATTGACCGCATCAAATCTAAAACCAAAGGCAAACTTCTTGTTAAAGAATATCCCACAGCATCGGCAAATGTTTCTCATTTTAAACACTTACTCAGTGATATAAAGATTAAGAAACAATTTATACCCGATATCATATATATCGATTACTTAAACATTTGTGGTTCAGCTCGGGTGAAGGGTAATGCCTCCGTCAATTCATATACACTAGTTAAGTCTATTGCAGAAGAACTTCGCGGGTTGGCTGTCGAAAACGATGTTCCCATTGTTAGTGCTACACAGACCACGCGTGGAGGTTATGACAATAGTGATGTTTCATTGACTGATACTAGTGAGTCGTTTGGGTTGCCAGCAACTGCCGATTTTATGGTTGCGTTGATAGCCACTGAAGAATTGTCGGACCTAAATCAAGTAATGGTAAAACAACTTAAAAATCGATACAACAATCCAGACACAAACAAACGGTTTGTGATTGGTATTGACAAATCTAAGATGAAATTGTATGATGCTGAACAATCAGCTCAAAAAGACATTTCTGATAGTGGTCAATCTGTCGACGACAAACCAATTTTTGATAAGTCTGATTTTGGTAGTAGACAAAATGAAGAACGTGATTATTCTGGGTTCAAGTTTGCATAAGTATAAATAGAAGTATTGTATCAAGAAATATAAATATGAATACTTTTAGTGCATTTTTAGAAGAACAGAAAAACACTCACATGACCCACCTCGAAGATTTGGTGCTTTATGGTGGGGTTGATGGCACAAGACAAGCAATTTTTGCTCTGCGTGATATGCGTGATATGTTGGCTGGCCACGGCGGGTCTGTGTCAGTCAAATGGGATGGGGCTCCAGCTGTATTTGCCGGCCAAGATCCCAGAGACGGTAAGTTTTTCGTCGCTAAAAAAGGAATTTTTAATAAGAATCCCAAAGTTTATAAAACAAATGCAGACATTGATGAAGACACTAAAGGTGACCTGAATAAAAAACTTAAGTTGGCGCTGAAGTATTTGCCTTCCCTAGGCATTAAAGGTGTTATTCAGGGAGATTTCCTATTCGATTCCTCTGAATTAAAAATCAAAACAATTGATGGTCAGAAGTATGTTACCTTCCACCCCAACACAATTGTTTATGCTGTCCCAATAAAACAAGCTAACGATCTCCGTGTTTCTAAAATTGGCATTGTCTGGCACACAACATACACAGGTAATTCGTTCGAGACTATGCGAGCCTCATTTGGTGTAGATGTGTCCAAGTTAAAAAAATCTTTAAGTGTGTGGTCGCAGGATGCTTTTCTTAGAGACGTAACTTCAGCAACAATGACAAAGAAAGAAACTTCGGATGTCAACGCAGATCTTACATCTATAGGTAAGTTGTTTAGAGATATCAGTTCGACAACACTCAAGGCCTTAGAATCTGACCAAAATCTTGCACAACACATCGAAACATTCAACAACACTTTCGTTCGGGCTGGACAAACTATTGGCGATTCTAAGAAACATGCTGATAAGTTAATTGATTGGATTGCGGCCAAGTATCAAAAAGAAATTGACGCTAGAAAAACCGAGAAGGGTAAGAATACTCAACAAGCGAAAATGGACGATCTTTTGTCGTTTTTTTCAGACTCAAACAAAGAAAACTTGATTAAAATGTTTGAGTTACAAAAACTTATTGTTACTGTTAAACTCAAGTTACTAAATAGACTTAATAGTTTAGGTACCGTAGATACTTTTGTAAAAACTAAAGATGGGTACAAAGTCACAGGCGCTGAAGGTTATGTAGCTATCGACAAATTGAGTGGTAATGCCGTCAAACTTGTCGATAGAATGGAATTTTCATATAACAATTTTTCGCCTAACATAGTAAAGGGATGGCAAAAGTAAATGTATTCGTTCAAACAGTTTATTAGAGAACAAAAAAGTAAGGAAGCTTTTTTTACTTTTGGTCGTATGAATCCCCCGACCGTCGGTCATGGCAAGTTAATGTCGGTTCTTGCTTCGAAAGCGGGACGAAACCCATACTACGTTTATCTGTCACATTCTCAAGATCCCAAAAAGAACCCACTGACATACAAACAAAAAGTGACTCACGTCAGAAAGATGTTCCCACAACACTCTAGAAATGTTATCCTCGACACCAAAGTCAAGAATGTAATGGATATTGCTAGTTTTTTACATGCTAAAGGGTATGAAAAAATCACTATGGTTGTTGGTGCGGATAGAATAACAGAATTTAAAACACTATTGTCTAAGTATAATGGTGTAAAGGCCCGCCACGGATTTTATGACTTTGAGGAAATCAACATCGTTTCAGCTGGAGATCGAGATCCAGATGCTGAAGGTGTCGAAGGAATGTCTGCATCTAAGCAACGTGCAAATGTTGCCAATGGTGATTTGGAAACATTTTCTAAGGGTGTTCCTACCACAATGTCCCCCGCAAACACTAAAAAATTATTCGATGATATTCGATCTGGTATGAAAATGTCAAAAGTTTAATATTAATAAATAACAATATGTGCACAGTAAGACTTCGGTAAACCTGTGTTTGGATAAGACTAAGGTAATCTCCTATGGAAAATGAAGTACAAAACGAAGCTTTAACCCTGCAACAAAGACGTAAACGCGGAATGCAATTGCGTCGACGCAAGGCTCGTATCAAACGACAAAAAGCACTACAAATGCGTAGGTTTGCTAATAAGAGTCGTATCCAAAATCGAGCCCGCCGTGGTGCCAGAAATATTTTAAAGAAAAGATTTTCAGGCGGAAAGACATACAGTAAACTTTCTTCCGCTCAAAAAATTACCGTCGACAAACGCGCTGAGAAGATGAAGAAGTTGACAAATCGTTTAGCCACTCGGTTGGTTCCAACATTCCGAAGAAAAGAAATTGAAAGAAGACGTGGTTCACGTAGCGAAGACCTAGATTTAGATCTGCAATTCCAAGACCTGTTTTTAGAAAACAGTCAAGGCCCAGAGTTCGACGGGTTGGATATGGCCGACGCTCAGTTGGATGGACTGTTAGACGATGCAGAAGTAGTGCTGGAGAAGTTGGAAATGATGGACGAAGAACCTGATGAGTGGGTTCTCCAAAAAATTACTTTAGCCGCCGACTATATGTCAACCGTCAGAGACTATCTTGAATTTTACGACGACGATGACGACGATGACGACGAGGATGAAGAAGAATATTCGGAATCTGAAATTATTTCTGCTATGTTAGACGCCGGAAAGGAATCTTTTACTGAAGACGAATTGAATGAACTTGGAGATTTCTTTGAGGAATATTCAAGTTTGCAAAAGAAATCTCAGAAGAGTAACATACCCTTTGAAATTGTATTAGAAGTATACAATCGCGGTTTGGATTCCTACGAAAATCAACGATTCAAAACTCCACAACAAATTGCTTTTGCTCGTGTAAACAGTTTCTTGTCTGGTGGTAACACCGATGGAGATTTGCAAGAAAAGGTCTTAGAATTCGGCACAGACGACTCTCGAATTGCATATGCTCGATCTACGCCTGGGCAAAATCCCGATATCGTTACTATGAAATATGATATAGATTCGGTATTGAATGCGTTAAACGATGTCAATACTCAAAGAATTAAAAAGATCCACGAAGAAGTAGACAACGAATTTTTCCAAATATTTGGTGAAGAAAAATGAAATCATTTAAAGACT